GCCCCGGACTGCTGGCACATATCCTTTATCACCTCCCGGCAACGCCTGCCGCCATCTATCCACCCGGAGAACTCATATCCTGCATTGTCAAAAACTGACCTGGCAGCAGAAAAAGAGTCATCATCTATCATCTGACCAATGCCTATTTTATTAAGCATGGCCGTGATAGCATCAGCCGGGTTGGTGGTTCCGGCCCCGGAAGCAACAGAGGCAGTTATAGCACCTGACAAAAGCGTCCTGGTATAAATCCTGGAATAATTGTGGTGGATATACCGCCACTCTACCCGCAACCACTCTGCCTGAAGAATTGGGAGCCCTGACGCAAAATTATTGTCACCGGAAGAAAACAGTCGGACTACAAAACTCAAGTTGGTATTAGCGGCCTCTTTATCCGTAATGCTGAACGTTGAATATCCACCGTCAGCATTGCTCAATCTTTTATAAAATACCTCCTGTCCGGCACCATTATAGACATAAACATCAAGATAGATATCTGAGTTATAATACGCGTTTAAAAGTATGTTGCACTCGATTATATCCTCTTCCTGGTCTGCCGGAAGACCGAGCCCTGCGTTATACATCTCGAATGATGTGATATATTGATCAGCATTAAAAGAGACATCTGCAGCAATAACAACGCTCGCCAGCCTGCCATCGTTATCAACCTCAAAACCATATGGCCAGCCCGTATAATTGATATAAAAAGGGTTGTCTTTACCCTGCTCATGCATCTGATCGCTTCTATAAAACGTCTCCTGTTCGTCTATTTCTTCATAGGTCAGCGAATACGGCGGGCTGCCTGGAAATAAAACCTGTGCCGGGTCAAGATCACCCCTGATCTCGTAATCATTGCTGTACTGCTCTCCACCGACCTGGACATTTGTTATTTCAAGAGGCCCGGCCCCGAACTCCCAGGCATAGTCCCAGTATTGCATGGTGACAGGTGCGCCGGTCAAATGGTCCTGCTCTGTGGTGTTATCCTGAGCCCGGAGGCAGCCGGTAAAAACATTTCCCTCTATGATATTGTCATAGCGGATTACCTCTGCGTCTATGATCAGATATCCTGAAACGGTGAAACCTGCATCAATCAGATCTTCATTGCAATAGATGTTCGTGACCGAAACATGTAAATCTTGCGAAAGAGTGGCCACCGGGTGGGGAGTGTTGTACTCGTTGCCGGTTATCTGGCCTATATCTCCAATAATTATTCCGTGAAAATTGTTATCAACTCCCAGGGAGCCGGCATATGGATTGCTGAACTGATTTTTAGAAACAAGATCAAGCTGAAGCAGAGAAGAGTTTTCGCTGTAGGTAATTGGATCCTGCACCACGAATTTATCAATCAATGCGCTGGGGCCGCTAAGATCACCGCCGACAAACTGGTATAAGCTGACGGTCACGTTTTCTGGTGGATCGTCAATAAAGTAATCGGAAAAAGGATGATCACCGGTATTTAAAATGCTGACAGTAAGCTGCCTGGTCCCGGAATAATCTGCATTCAGTTCAACCCCTGACCTGCCGACTATTTCAAGTGTGCCCCAGTCCTCAATTATCGGCAGCACATCGCTGCCATATTGCTGGTAATCGTTGTAGGGGAAATCAGAAAGATAGATATAACCTGCCGTGGGAAATTCGAAAACAATAAGCTGCGCCGGTCTCCGGCCCTGTTCGGCAATACCTGTAATAAAATCTGGAGATAAATCGTCTCTCAACGGACCACCTCAAGCGTGATAGATCCGTTAAAACGATCAAGCTGAGATTCCTGGAAATCTATAGAGTTTCCGGAAAAAACGACCTTTGCAACAGCTCCGTACTCATCGACAAAATAGAACTCTTTTGCCGACCAGTTGACAATATTTTTCAGCCAGTCAACAAGGCCCATATAGTCGGCCTTTGGCAGCAATACAAAATCAAGTCTGCGAGTCGGGATATCTATCCCAAAACTCTCCACCTCAAGCAGTCCGACAGCGGTTCTGTCCACGGCCTGGACGCCCTCTTCTTTGACCCCGTACGGATAGCTTGAGCCAACAGAAAATTCAAGTTCATGAGTACCGTAAACAAATTTAAGTTTGCTCATTATCCGCGCCTCAAATTCCTGGCCTGCTCTGCCGTGATATTTGCGGCATCTGATCTGCTCACCGGCTGAGTAAAAATATTCTGCACATTTATATCACTCGGGTTCTTTGGCCCTGATGATTCCTTAAATGGAGATGTGTCCCCATAGGCGTTCCAGGCGTCTCCGGCTGATCCACCACCGGCAAGCGTCCCGGCGGCAGCGGCAGTACCGGACACCATCCCCATCGTCATCTTGTCAAAAAAAGTTATTACTTTATCCCAGTTGCTAAGAATCCATGTAAGCCCCTCGATGAGTTTTTCTATTCCTACTGCCGTGGCCTCGATAACAAAAGCCATATTTTTGAATACTTCATTCATCTTTGGCCCGTCTGTTATCACATTGGTAAAAAAGCCTCCTATCTGCTTGGCCAGGTCAACAATGCTCTGTTTCATCTCCGGCCAGTTGGCTCGTATATTGTCAGCCAGGTCAACAAACCATAATGAAAAAGTATCTGCGTTTGCAAGTATCCAGTCAGACAGATTGACAAGCGCATCATAGAGCATTCCCATGATTCCTGTATCGTCACTGATCTTGTCCCAGGCGCTCTGGAATGAGTTAACCACCATGGTCCATCCGCGCTCAAAAGTCTGTGGAAGCTGCTGGCCGATAGAGGAATCAGCCTCGGATACCATGTTTTCAAGTGCTCCCACCATAACTCCGGTAGTAATTTTTCCCTCGGATGCCATATCTTTAAGCTCACCTATCCCGACCCCGAGAGACTCCGCAAATTTCCGCATCAGGGCAGGACTGTTCTCCATCAGGCTCCGGAACTCATCACCGGCAAGCTTTCCTGATCCGAGTGCCTGGGTAAGCTGCAGCATGGCAGAACTTGCCTGCGCCCCGGTGGTACCGGTCTGCAGCATCAGAGTATTGAGCGCCCCAATGATTTTGACATTTTCTTCCGTGGTGGTGCCCATCATTTCAGAAGCTGATCCAAGACGGACCAGGGCAGTAGAGTTTTCAGTCATAGACGTGCCGGTTTTCTGCGACATCTCAAGAAGGGCCTGTTGTGCTTCTGTGGCTCCTTCTGCAGTCCCGGTCATATAGGTAAGCTGCGAGGCCATGGTTGTATAGGCGTCGGCTGTTTTAACAAGGCCGGCAGTTGCCGCCCCGGCACCGGCGATACCGAGAAGACCAGGCAGGCTTGTTGCGGCGCTTCCTAATTTTGAGAGTATGGAGGTTGTACGCTTAGCAGCAGATTCAAGGCCCTTGGTCGTGGCCGTGATTGCTATTGTGAGTTTCCCGAGATTTGCCATTTTTATCTTTTGCCTGTTGAAATATTTTTCCGAGAGAATAGAGCTTTTCGACGTCTCGCATACATCCACCCATCATATCAATGGTTTTGAGAACGTCGCTGTAAACAAGCTGGCCGCTGTACTGCATGCACAACCGCCACGACTCGATAGATATTACATTGGCAGGCATGATCTGCAAGCTACCAGGGCAATGGCTGCAGTCATCATCAATCCCGGCCTTCCGGCAATCATCGCAGGAAAGCCTTTGCGGGCTTAGGTTCCATTTCCCCCATTCGCTGATATTTTTTTTTCTGCAGCTATTTCCTGTTCCAGATTGGCAACAAAATCAGAAAGAAGCTGCTCCATCAACAGAGGGTTGGCATTAAAAACGGCAATCTTGTTTTTTTCAGTGCATGGGATATCGTTTCCTTCCGGATCAATGACCCCTTTACACTCTTCCAGGGCACGAACAAATTTTTCTCGGAGCCCGTCCCCTTTGCTGGTAACCGAAATTATGGCAATCTCCGCCTCTTCCCCGGTATTGAGCTCACGAAAAATAAACTCTGCATCGTCATATTTTACCGTTACCCGGGTAAGGCTTGTCCGGACAATCATTTATAGGTAACCTTGAAACTGTCCTCACCATTGGTGGCCAGGGCGGTAATTTTACCGGTGAGGTTTACCCGGGGTGCATCCTCTTCCGGCTTTGGCACGTCAACCATGCAGCGAGGCATTGATAATTCAAACTTATAGCCATCCGTGTCACCAACGCTCAGAAGCACCGGTACGTCACCGCTGGTAACCGCTGCCACAAACATCGAAGCGTCATCCCGGCGAAAGGCAAGAGTAAAAGCTACCTCTACCAGGCGCTGTGCCTCAGAGTAGGAAATAGGGAACCCGGTCGGCGTCTTTTCTTTCTCCAGGTAATCCGCCTCATCTGTCAATGTCCAGGTAAAGTCTATAACCGGAGTATCTTCACCATCAAACGACATCACCGCCGTTCTTGACTCAAGCCGGTTACCCTTAATCGTGCCGCCGACATCAAGTGGAGCGACAAACCCGCCGGCAGCCGTGCCGATGGTAAAATCAGGGAAAACATTAAAAGACTCTGTTGCAGGGTCAACAACATCAACTTCGTACCCTGCCCCACCATTATCATCAACCACGCTGCCGCTACTGTCGGCCAGCACAATATACGATCCAGAGGTATATTTATCGACATCAGTGGCAAAAACAATATTCTGGCCGGACGCTACGTCCTGCGTTATTTCATCGGTACCGGCAATAAACATGCGCATGAACTTTCCTTCAAAAGTCCATTCAAGTGCGCATTCTGCTATGGATAGTTCTGCCTTGCCGATCGTGGCCCCTGACATCCCTATCATGGTGTGGTCTACCAGCATCCACACAGAGAAAGAAGGCTTTATCAAGTCAGGGTCGTACTCGACACTTACCCCGGCATTTATTGTTCTCTTGCAGGTTGCGCCAAAAATAAGCTGATCTTCTGCCGGGATCACCCCGAGCCCGTCTGGCCTGACATTGGTTTTAAAGCCAAATGATCCGGCCGGCCAACTGCCCTGACACCGGTCAAGAACATCACGTGAACCGTTTTTCTCTTTGCTGTTGGTATATTCCGGCTGCTGATCAGGATAGGAGATTTCAAAAGCGGCCACTTTATGATCAGGATCAGGCGGAACAAGCACCCCCGGGGAAACTTCCGGAACGACCCATACAGAAATATTGTTGTCACTGGCAATTCTGTTCGTGGTAGAAATCATGCTATATTCTCCGGGTCGCCTATTTTGGTATTATACAAAACACCATATACAATGGTGCAAACTGCAATCTCATTTTCACCGCCAGAGCTTGTTTCCGTCACCGTTGATTCAAGATTATGGCATATTCCACGCAAAAAATTATCAGCAGCAACAGCCTTTTCAACTTCAACGGCCAAATCATCAGCGGTAGAATCAATATCATTTTCCTGTTTCAGGTAGGTCTCTATCTTTACCGCCAGCTTTCTGAGATATGTACCCTTTTCGTGCTCATCATCTTCAACAAGCTCTTCCCTGGTAGAGACAACCATACACGGTAAAATCTCATTGTGTACCGGCCAGATCCGGCCGTTAAAAATATCAATGTTCAGCGCTGGACTCGTTTCAAGAGCGGCAATAAATGCAAGCCGTATCTGTTCCCGGGCGTGCATTATCTTTCCACCAGAGTCAAGCGACAAAGATCAATATTTTTCTTGTTATTAACGTTTCTTACCATGTAATTCTGTGTTCCTATGGTCACCATTTTCCCATGGAGATTCCCAAAAGATAAAACATCAGAAAGAGCGCACAACAGATACGGGTCATCAGCTTCAAACCCTATTCCGAGCTCTATGTCACCGGTTACCGCATTCTGCACCGGCACAGCCTCTACCTGGTGGCCGTCAATGATGACAGTCTCTGATACTTCACCGGCCAGCCATGGGTTTGGCTGGCCGGAAATTATATCGTATACGCTCAAGGATTTTTTCCGGCGATCTGTGCGTCAGGTGTCAGCACCAGACAGGCAAAATCATCAGATCCTGCAACCCCGTCTTCTGCGATGTAACCGAAATTCATAACATCGCCAAGAACAACAGCGTCAGCGGTAACCGCCTTATCTGCTGCGCTGTAGTTGAGCAACGTACCCATTTCCAGGGCAGGGCCGCCAGGTTTAAGCGGCAGGTTTACCACCCCGACCCGGCGCAGGGAAATTGTATCCCCAACGCTGCCGTCTGTAACCGCTATCATACCCTTACCTGCTGTAACCACTACTTCCCCGGCCAGGACATCCTCAGTCAGTACATGATGGAGAAATTCACCATCGCCTACAAAATTAATCATTTTTATGCTCCTGCGTTAAAAGTTGCTGCCCTGAAATCAGTCCACCCGGCCCCGACATCAATACGGACATGGTAGTCCATGCCGTCAACGTTCCATCCGTCTTTACTGGCAAGATACGGAGCCTGCCGGCCGTCCAGGAACATCATGCGGACGGTATTGGTATCTCCGAGCACATAATAAGCAAACTCGCTGGTATCATCCATGCGCGGATCCGCGATTACTTCGAGCACGCCCTTGAGAAGATTAGGCTGGCTGAGGTCATCAGAGGCATAATCAGCCATCAGGATGGTCCGAATTGTATCTTCAAGGGAAATCGGGCAGATAATATAAACCGGCCTGATGTTCAGGAAGCTGCCTCCTTTCTTGTTTTTGGGAAGATTCTTCCCGGCCAGGATACCGCGCTGCATCCGCATGAGCTGACGCAACTCGGAAATGCTCTCATTGGTCGGTGCCCCTGCCGATCCGATATTGTTATGGTCGGCGTGAAAAACAGCTTTACCGTCCTCATTAAGTACCGGGTTTCCGGTCAGGGTGGCATAGGCCAGATCATCCAGGCCGCGAGCTGCGGACTTGCCCATCTCTGCCGGAGCCTCGGTAAGAGCGCCCATGTTGTCGTTAATGATGGCCTCACGGGTAAGCGAAAATCCCTTTGCCATGGTCTGGATAGCAATACTCTCAACCTTGTCGGCCATGGTGCCGTATTTGTACTCGCCACCCTCGGGCTTGTGCTCAAGGTTGGAAAACTCAGACATGGAAATAATGTGGGTTGGCCGGAAATCTGATCCGGAACCTTTCTGTGCCCACTTCTGCCAGCTACTGTCGGCCTCGGTAAAAGCTCTGGCCATGGTTTTGTTGGCAACGTCAAGCATGATGCCAGGAAAATCAGAGGTAGAATGACCACCGACAGAACGGCTCATAACGGTATCAATCATCTGTCCCCTGCTCATGCCGCCATGGATAATATTACCACGGCGACCGAACTCCCGGACAATATCCATCAGGGAATACGTCCTAAGATTTGAGGAATTTACCTCTTTGACAATTTTTTCATCGTCAATATTACCGGCGGCAACATTCAGGGCATTGTTGATTCCACGGGAAAACTTGTCAATGTCTCCTTCGCCTACCTGCATTTCCTGCGCCCTCTGTGTCGGCTTGGCAATCGGTGTTACTGCCTGACCATCTGCCAGCAGATCAAGCAACGACCGGCTGGCAAGTTCAGGGCTCACGGTGCTGTCAGTTAAACAGCGCTCCATAAGCTCCATTGCATTATCATTTGCAGCGTGGCGGCTGAAAATGGAACGGATATCATTTGCCCGTTTCAGCTCACGCTCTACCCCGGCATTAACGCCGACCATCCTATCAGCTTCAAGCTGCTGGTTCAGTGTTCTGCCGTCTCCGCCTGGTTTTCTCTCTTCTTCGCCCATTTTTTCACCCTCATGGCTTCTATTTATGCCCACTGTTGGATCAGCAGGAACAGTGACTAAACTAACTTCCATCGGGGTCCACCTGGTTACCTCAATGCCCCCTTTTACATCTTTGTAATTATCCCTGGTACCGGAAACTGAAATATCTCTGATAAAGCCACCAAGTACATCATTTTTTACCTGTTCGGCAAAAGTATTACCGGCAAAAGTAATATCACCACGCAACACTTTATCATCTGCGAGATGAATATTATCAACCCGGCCAACAAGGCTTGACCGATCGTGATTAAAAAGCAGCGACAACCCGTCAGCAGCACGCTCAAGATTAATTGACTTTTCGTTGTGAACAAGTTTTTCAGTTCCGAACCATTGCCGGACCGTATTTTCAGAAGAAATAGCAACGTTTTCTATCTTGTCGCCGGTCTGCGTCTCCTGGTTAAAGGAGATAACAGCGGCACGCTTAAACTTCTCCGTCTTGATCCTGTTGGGTTTCTTGCTCATTTGTCACGCTCTCTTCAGGTGATTTTATCGGTCCGAACATCTTTTCTTCTTCTTTAATTTCTGCAAAAACCTTTGCCGGGTCTCCGCCCTGGTCCCTGATAATCTGGCCCCTGGTTGTCAGTCCTGAGTTCAGGGCAACCGCGCTTGCGTCAGCCTGCTTTTTCGGGT